TCAGACCCGGGCCGACTTGCCCTTGGCCCAGGCAAATAGGGGCTGATCGTCCGCCCGGTCGGGCATCATTCTGAACCACGCCTCGGCATCCTCGCGGTAACGCGCATGGTTGGCGGCTCGATAGTTCCGGCGGATGATGCCGGGACTGTTTCCGGCCTGGGTCGCGACGGTCTCGATGTTCGTGCCCAGGGCGAGCTTGTAGGTATGCCAGGTTTTGCGGAGAGCATTGCGGCGGCGGCCGGTGATTCCAGCTTTAGCCCGGAGCCGGCAGAAGGCGTTGGAGGTATTGGCCAGGACGCAAATCTTGCCGCGCGGGCGCTTGTAGGGAGCCAGCCAGGCTACGAGGTTGTCGGGCATGTCCACCCAACGGCCGTCTCCAGAGTGGCGGCCAGTCTGCTTTGCAGCCTCGTCGCTGATATCTATCCGCTTGGCGGCCCAATCAATGTCCGACCAGTCCAGGTGCTCGATCTTCTCGTCATTCATCTCGCCATGGCGCACGCCGGCAAAGGCGGTGATGACGATGAGCGGCACGAGCTTGCGTCCGGCTGCATAGCCCTCAGCTCTCGCGAGCAACCGGCGCAGCTCGTCCGGAGTATAGATGCTGATCTTGGCTGGAGAGAGCCTGGCTGATCCTTTTTGGAAGCCGGGATCGTCCACCTGGTTGAGCAAGGCGCAACCGGGGCGGACGTAGCCGCGGTGCTCGGCGAAGTGCAGCAAGCTGGCGACGGCCGCGCGGTGGTTGTGCCGGGTGCGTAGCCCCTTCTTGAGGCCGTCGAGCCAGTCGGTCACATCGCGAGACTGCAGGGCGCTGAACGGCAGATCGAATTTGCCGGCAAAGCGCTCGAGCATCCGGGATAGGTTGCGCCGGTACTTTGGGCAGATGGTGATCTTCTCCAGGAACTCGGTTACGATCTTCGGTATGTGGCGCTCGTCGAGGCCTACAGGATGAGTCTCATGCCAGCATCGGACAAGCTCGGCATCGGTCACGCCGGCGGGGCGGATCTTCTCGAAGTCCACGCGCTCGGTGACCAGAATCACGGGGTCGCGGTGGATTTGAGCAGCCTGATTCTTGCAGGCCTGCCAGCGGGCCTGGTCGTCCGGAGCAAACCGGAGCATGAGTGTCTCATTGTTCGCCAGGCGAGTCGCGACCTGGTCTGCGCGGTCGAGGGCGTCCTTTTTGAGCGCGCGCTTTTCGCGGCGCCGGAGGAATTGGCCGGTGGCCGACTCGAGCTCGCGATAGATGATGGTATGGGACCTGTACTGCTTGTGGCGCTTTTTGTCCCGCCATCGGCTGCGATAGACCTTGACCACCACCGAACCGCGCGCGACCTCAATGAAGCGCTTGCGGGGTCGGATCAGCAGGGGGGGCAATGCCTGAGCCGGGCCCTCCGGCATTTGAAAGCGAGACCGCGGGACGTCTGACGTGAGGAGGTTCATGGCGCTTACGATTCAGTGCTGGTCCTTATTGGGGGAATCTGTTGAGACGCGGTTGGTGAGCATTCGTAGGGCACGCCATAGTCATAGGCTGGGATGCTTGATGAAAATAGTCAGCCCGCGCACAGTCTCTGTGGGGTCGCTCGAGTCTCTTTCCAAAATGATCTCATAGTGATTCGAGCCCGAGACTTCCCACTTGAGTTCGCTGGCGTCTTTTCCTTTAACAGTGAGCGTCCCGGCTGAGCCAACGGCATGGACGATCGCGCTGTTAAGCTTTGTGAGGTCGAGATCGGTGTCGGCCCAAAAGCTCAAGGAGACCAATCTTTCCCGGTCAAACAGCAACTCAATTCTCCCGGTGGCGCCCGCCAGGCTGCATCCTGGCTTGGAGAAGTTCACTGTGTCCGAGTGAACCTTTCCGACCATCTTCCATCCTTCGGTGAAGAGCTTTCTCTCTGCCGGACTGCTGAAGAGGCTTGCCATTTGGGCCGCCATTTTTCCCGCCTCGGCATCGGAATCCGCGCCTTTCGCAAGAGATGTGCTTAGCTCCGCGCGCTTTTCAAACATGAATTCCAGCTTGGCGCGGCTCCAGAGCAACGGAGGCAATGCCGCTATAAGGCTTTGCTCGACGGTGGCGCCGGCAGCCGGTTTCTGCTCCTTCGTTGGCGCGGTGTCATCAGCCCGGGCGGTACCGCAGACAAAAGTTAATAAGGCGAGGATGGCTGCTTTTCTCATGACGTGAATCCTGGCAGGTAGTCTTGGAGGTTGATTATGTTCCGGTTTTCTTCTTTAGGGGGCGATCTTCGGCGGCGGCAACGATGCGGGGGGGGTGCGGGTCCGCGTTCGAGCCGGGCTTGCCCTCCACGCGCTCTTTGTCCCTCCGGATCAGATCAGCGACATATGCGGAGAAGTTGTCGTTGAAGCCTTTGGCTACCATCATTTCTTCAGCCCACTTCCAGACAACACCAGCGAGGCTGACGGTCGTTCTTTTATCCCCACGGGTCTTCATATTGGTCGGCAGGATATTCAATCATATCAGGTGTGCAAGCATTATTTCGGCCATTTCGCAGATTGAGAGGCTGATTTTCTAAAAAAAGGCTGTTGACCTAATGTGACTCAATATGATTACGTGAGCGCATGAGCAGCAAACAGAAAACGCCGCAGCCGGCCGGAGAGCCAGAATTTGTTCGCAAGACGATAACGATCCCAGTGGAGCTTGAGCTTTTTGCCAACGATCGGAGCAATCAACCGGAGCACGCCGGGAACTTCAGCTCATACGTCCGGACGCTCATCCTGCGCGACCGCGCGGAGAAGCAAGCCGCCTAGACGATTTGTCGCGCGCGAGGGTTGGCTGTCGAGGCACCGAGGCCGGCCCTCGCGCTGCGCAAGGCCACAAAACGAACCATGAACAACAACACGACATTGGAGGAGACTCCCTCGCCAACCACAAATGCCAAAGGTCCGGAGTTTTGCGTCGAACGGCAGCTCTGGCGGGTGAAGTGCGGAGAGCAATTCGAGGACGGCGGAGGTCAGCGGTTCGAGAAGATCACCGAGATCATTAACCAGAGCGGCCAGCGAAGGCATGTGGTTCAATGCCTTTGGTCGCCCCTCAAGGGGAAACTTGGGCCGGTGTGCGCGGCGTTTTTCACTGAGGCTGGGACTGTCCTTTACCTGGGCGGCGGGCGCACGGTGCTCGTCAGGCCGATCGGAGATGTGAAGTGCGAGATTACGCTGAGGACCGATTTTGGCCGGGGCCGGGCCTATGGTTTCCGGTGTGATGCGATCGTGGACGGCGTTCCCGTGAACCCGCGATTGCCAAGAGATTTTGATTCCACCGCGAACGAGGAGCGTCCAGAAGACCACAGGGTTTGGTGGGACGTGCCTTTCGTGCAGACGTATGCGGACGCACACCCTAAATTTCTGGAGGCCTGGCCGTCGGGCACACGCTACGATTTGCGCTGCCTCGATGGTGGGGCATGGGATCGCCCGACATGCTGGGGAATGTTCGGATCGTTGGAAGAGGCGGTCGCGCAAGCGCCGCGCGGGCCGGTCAGCCGCACCTGCGCGATCTCCCCGGCCATGAAGTCCGAGAATTTGTCCTGCGGCACTGCCGGCACTGCAAACCCTCCCATGGCCAACGGAGAAGCACCGCCGGTGGAATCGGTAGATGGCAACGACCGGTCGAACGCTAGGCGCTCGCCGGCAATCGTCTCCTCCCCCGTGCTGGCCGCACGGCTGGAGGAGCGGCCCTCGAATCCGGCTCGGGCGCCGGAAGCTGCAGGACGGATTATCCAGGAGGGGGCTCCGTGAGCGCTCAAGCATCCGCCACAAGGGACGCCAAGGGGCAGAAGGACGGGGTTTGGGTTTCGCATGAATGCGGGTTCTGCGGGGCTAAAGGGGGGCAGTATCTACGACATTACGATGTGCTGCGATGCTCTTGCGGGCATTTTTTCTGGGCGTTGCGGCCGTTGAGGAATGGGCCGCTGGTGCTGCGTGTTTGGCCGGGAAGGCAAAGGATCGAGGCGCCGGCATGACCATCTGACTCGATGAACCAGGGCGCCTCAACTCAGACTTTGCCGCGCGAGTTTTACACGCGCGAGCAGGTTGCCGAGATGTTCCGGGTTTCCGTGCGAACGGTGGACGAATGGATCAGCTCGGGAAAGCTTGGCTCGTGGCGTCTGCGGCGCGTGGTGCGCATTCCGAGCACGGCCATTGCTCGCTTTTATGAAGGCTGGCTGCTCCTGGCGCGTAAAGAGAGGGTTCTGCCTGCGGAGGTGCCGCCGGGGCAGGCATTGCTCGTGCGCGGCTTCCTCGAGCCGCTGACGGAGGAGATTGTGAAAAAGGTGCTGCCGGGCGCGATGGCGTCAATGTCCGCGGAAAAGGACGCAGCATGAACGCTCGTCAGGCTGCTTTCCAAAGTCCAGAAGCCGGCCTGCTCCGGGAGATCGGGCTCGTAGGTGCCAGGCTGCTCGGGTTGCTGCGCGAGCGGCGGGAACTGGACAAGCCGGTCCTGGGGCCGGCCTTTTGCGCCTGGTGCCAGCGGTGGTATGACCGGAGGACCAAGCGCTATGTGCCACAGCCGGCCGTGCTGCCGGCGTTGCGCAGTGATTCGATTTGCGGGGGCTGCCGCGCAGAAATGGAGCAGCAGGCGGCGGATTTGCGGGCGGAACTGTTGGATAGAAAGGAACCTAACTATGAGCAGAATCGTTCGGTCGGTTGAGACTGAGACCAGGAAGTGCGGCTGTGGCCGGTCGCCGAGCTTTCGCATTGTGGTGTCCGGCGCTGAGCGGCGGTATGCCGTGTTTTGCGATTGGTGCGGAGCGGAGACCGAGGCGCATGATTCACCCGAGGCCGCGGCGCTGGCGTGGAACCTGGCTGAGATCAAGCTGCTGATATCGTTTGGCGTCCCCGCGGCCACCGAGGCCGGCTCCGGGGTGCAGGTATGATTGCGCCCAACGAGAGTTTTGGTGGACGGCCCAGCGCGGAGATCCCGCTGTCCGAAGAGGAGCGGCAGGCGCTGCTTCTGGCCCTCGCGCGTTTGTCCATAGAGCGGCCAGGGTGGTTGTCATTATTGGAGGGCCTGGCGGCGAAGTTCGGCGGGGCGAAGCTATTGCACAATTTCCGGGTTAGCGCGGGGAGTGGGCACGTGACCGACACAAGCAACTGTTTTGAAGTCGTGCGCGTTGGGGCAAATGAGATCAAGGTCGCGCACTGGGAGCAAGTGGCTGGCAAGAACTGCTTCACCCTGCAGGGCGCGGTGATTCTCGCGGCCTGGCTGGCGGTCCTGGCCGATCCGGAGCTTAAGGAATTTCAGCGGGTGGTATCGGAGATCAAACGATGAACACACAAACACACTTCCCACGGACAGAGGCGGCGGTGGTAGCCGGCGTGCCGTTAACGCACACGAGGCCAAGCGAGCGATGGGCGCGAGCCCGGAACCCCGTGCCGGCGGCGGCGCGGCCCTTGAGCGCGGCGGAGACCAATCTGCTGCGCGTCTGCGAGACCGACATCTATGACCGTCTGGACAGCATAGACAAGCACTGGCGCGAGATTGCCAAGCGCCTGCGCCAGATCCGCGACGACAAGCTTTACCGGGTTGAGTTCCCCACGTTCGAGGATTATGTGCGGTCCCGCTGGCAAAAGACGGCGCATCGAGCGCGGCAGCTCATCTCCGCTGATCAAGTGATGCGCGAGCTGGAAGAAGGTCCCGAGACGCCGCGATCGGGCAAAGACCAGGCCGCGCCGGTCCGCGTGCTGCCGACCCGGGAGAGCCAGGTCCGCGCGCTGGTGCCTTTGCCCAAAGAGGAGCGCAAGCGGGTCTGGGATGAGGCGGTCACTAATGCCAAGGGAGTGCCGACAGCCCGCGAGGTCAAGGAAGTCATCGCGAAGGGCAAACCCAAGCCGAAGCTCCTTCCGTGGCGCGCGCCTGAGCCAGTTGGTATGCCGGGCAACAAGCCGGGCCCAGAGCTGGCGGAGATCGGCGCGGCGATCCGCGAGCGCATCCTGGAGGAGTCGCAGCGGGCCATTGTGGCAGTGCGCGCCTTGCAGGACCTGGTCATGGGTAGCGGCCATCTCCGCCACCATTGCGACTCGGCCGTCAGGGAGATCGAAAAGCTCGAGGGGAAGATCAAACATAGCGACTCCGCTCCCATCAAACAGGAGATCATCTGGGCTATCAGGGATTCGGCTGCCGACCTGGGTGGACTGGAGGAGATGCTGGAAACGTCCGGAGACAGTGGCCTGGCACGGCACGCGGCGAACGCCCTCTTGGCGCTGAAGCCCCTGAACGACGAGTTCAAGCTGGGCAACATGCGCATTGAACGGTTGGCGGAGGAACGGAAACGGGACCGCGCGAATGTCGGGCTGGCGCCGGCTGACCAGGTGAAGACGGCTAGGGTCGTGGGGATAAGCGCCAATCGCCAATCGCAGATGGCCAACCGCAAGATAACAATGAGCCGCCGCAAGCTTTCGGCGGCAGCCAGGGCGCTCCTGTCGGCAAGGCTCAAGGCTCGGTGGGCGAGGCTGAAGGCAAAGAGGCGCTAGACATGGCCGATATTTGGAAAGATCCCGATGTGCGGGCCGCGCTGAAGGAAGGGCGCAGCGCTGAAGATATTGCCGTGCTGGCGTGCCCGAAGTGCGGGAAGTTCGGGTACTACAACCAGGGGTCGCATTTCTACTGTCGAGCGTGCAAGCAAGGCTGGTACTGCTGCTCCGAAGGCGAGGAGCCGCCGGCAGACCGGCAATACTTGGTCCTGGATGGGTTCCTGTCGCTGGCGGATACAGTGCAGACAGGGGAGGACGTGCCATGAGCAAGAGGACCAATCGGCTGGTGCCCAGGGCGCATGGGGTCCGGCGGGATCGGAACGGGCTGACACGGTGCCGGGTTTGCGGTTGCACGGAAACTGATGCCTGCCTTGGGGGCTGCGCATGGGTTCCTACGGAGGAAGATCTCTGCACGGTTTGCTACGACGCGGCCCTGGCGTTGGCACACTTCATGGCAGAGTCCCGGCGTCCAAATCGAGCGGCGTTGTGGCAGGAGGCTGAGCGCCAATTGATCATAAACGAGGTAAGACAAACCTTCCGATGAACAACTTTGCTCACCTGAAGAAGGACTGCCCGTTTTACGCGCTGTTTGAGCGGGGGATGGTGCCGATCAAGAACTGGGTTGTCCCGAACACCGCGGTCTGCGAGGGCGACGGGCCACCGCAGGACGTTTACATGGTGGACCTCGACAAGCTGAGTCCGGAGCAATTTGAGGCGGTCGCCCGGTTGGTGCACCGGCTATGCGATCCGACAACGCCGCTGGAGGTCGCCAAGAAGGAGATGCGAGCACGGGGCTTGCCGCTCCGGGCGAAGCACGTTTCGTCAGTCAGCAGTGACTGTCCGGCGTTCCTATGAAAAAGGGCCAGTCCCCACGTCAAAGGGCCTGGCCCGCGCCACGTTGCCCCCAGGTGTTAACCAGAAGCGCCATGAACGGCTTTAGCGTATCAGAATCGGGATTATAAGCAAAGCGTTTTGACCCCCAACACCATGACCCCCAACACCATGACCCCCAACACCATGACCCCCAACACCATGACCCCCAACACCATGCCGGTGCAGGTGTTGAGTGTGGCCGATGCCGCTGTTTTGTCGGGTGCGATTGATGATGGTATGCTAAGCTGTCGGCTCAAACTGACGGAAGTGCTCTTGCTGTTGATCTTGAAGCGGGAGACCGTTAGGCGGGGTGTGTTGAGCGCCCCGGTGCGGCTGGGGGATTGGTCCAAAGAGTTGGGCATGGATTTTCGCAAGCTTAGGGTGTTCTTTTTGGAGTTGGTAGCGTTGCAGATCGTTGATTTCAACGAAGGGCAGGGGACGTATCGTCTCCGGCCCGACGTGCGAAAATGGAGCCAATTGCGCGGAAGTCGCGCGCGGACCCAGCAACGGGATGCGGTCCAGGAGCTGCCCCTCACCGCCGAGCGGCCATTAGACGACGCCTTGTCGGATTTGGCAACTGAATCGGCGCTGGCGGGGGGGCCTGAGGCTCTTGGGCCCGCATCTCGAGGCTGGGATCAACTGACGCATGAGGATTTCGAGATCCTGAGAGGCGCGGCTACCGGCGGGGTGGAAACATTTTCCGGCAGTCCGGCGGAAAATTCCGCCGGGGGGGCGGAAAAACTTTCCGGAGGGGCGGCGGAAAATTCCGCCGGGGCAAAAAGGCCCGAAAAACAGCCTGTTTCGAGGGCGGCGGAAAATTCCGCCGGGCCCTTAAAGCTAGCTAGCTCTTTCGTACAAGAAAAGCTAGCTAGCTCTAGGGCGGCGGAAAATTCCGCCGGGCAGGCGATGGAGTGGTTGAGGTCCATAGACAGCAGCAGGGCGCTGAACGTGCCGGCCGTGTTGGCACAGTGGGAAGAACTGTGCTACAGAGAACCACGGTACGTCCTTGGGCCACTGAAGCAGCGTTGGGACAACCGGCAGGACAAGAACAAGACCAGCCCCTTAGGCTGGCTGGCCTGCCAAGCCTTTGATGCAAAGAAGCTGAGGCGACTGGGAAGAAGGTGACCGAGGATGGATCGGTATTTCATAGCGGAAGCCTATGGCTACAAATATCGCTGGCAGATCATCGGTGAGCCCATCCCAGGGCCTCATGGGGGCTACGTATGGGCCAAGCCCATCCAACGGTTGGCTGAGCAGTCACCTAAGCGTGGCAGGCTCAGAACGGCCAAGGTATGGCCCCTATCGCTCCTTCCGCGCGGCCCAGGGAGAGTGGGTCCTTCCCAAGACCCGCTCAGAACAGGTGACCAAGCTTTCCGAAAGTAGGTAGGGATAGGATGCGGAAACCCGTTTCAGTTTCACAAAACGGCTACCCTGCCGCAGTCCACGCCACTGCCGCAATCCACACCCCTGCCGGCCACGCCGCTGCCGTAATCCACACCCCTGCCTGCCACCCCACTGCCGCCATATAGCCCACAGCCGTCCATCCCTCCGCGCGGCCGCGTCCGCGCAGCAGCCAGCGGGCAAGAAGCCTGTAGTGAAAATATCCGCAAAGCAGCCTCAACCTGTTTCGCGAAAGGGTGCTAGCGATCCGCCGATAAACTGCGCGCATGACGCGCTGCTGGCGCCGGAAGCGCTGCAGCTCAACGCGCGCAATCCGAACCGCCACAGCGCGGAGCAGCTCCGGATCTACGCGAAGATCATCCGGCACCAGGGCTGGAGAAAACCCATAGTCGTCAGCAAGCGCAGCGGCCTGGTGGTGGCCGGCGCCGGCGCAACGCTGTGCGCCCGGCAGGAGAAGTGGCGGCAGGTCCCGGTGGATTACCAGGAGTTCAAGAGCGAGGCTGACGAGTACGCGCACCTGGTCGCGGACAACATGCTGCCGCAGATGGCGGACATGGACGATGAGCTGGTCGCGGCGATTGTAGCCAAGGACCTGGAGGGGAAGCTCGACCTGGAGCTGGCCGGCCTGGCGGCCAAGGGTGAGAGCGAGGAGGGGCAACGGCCAGAATACGAGATCACCGCCAAGCTCAACGAGTGCTACGATTACGTGCTGATCTTCACCGAAAACGCGACGGACTTCGCCCATCTGCAGGAGTTGTGCGGGGTGAAGATCGAGCGCTGCTACAAGAAGCACAGCGAGATCGGGATCGGCCGCTGCGTGCCGTTCAAGAGGTTCCTCAATGCTTTGGCTAAACTCAACTGGAAGGAGGCCTGTGATGCTAGGAACGCATGAGCTGCAGCGGCGGACCGGGTTTGCAAGCGCCGATGATGTACGCGCAGCGCTCACGCGAATGGCGGTCCGGAAGGCCTTTGCGGAGCGTGAAGTTGGCTGTCCGCAAGTGAAGTGCGGCCGGCGCGGGCTGCCGGACGAATGGGTAAAGGCTATGTATGCGCACTATTGCCGGTGCGGCTCTGTGCGGGCGACGGCGCGGCGCTTCGGGCGCAGCCCACAGGCGCTGGACGAGATTTTCAGGCGGAGGGGTATGGAGGTCGAGCCGAGAAACCTGCACGGGAGAATTCTATTCGGAGGCGTGGCCTGGACTCCTGGAAAGCACGGTTACCGGCCAACGACGGGCGACCGGGGCCGGCTGCTGCATCACGCGATGTGGGAGGCGTTCACGGGCCGGAAGGTTCCCGCGGGCTGCAGGGTGAGTTTCAGGAATGGTAACACGTCGGATTTTCGGAGGAGCAACCTGGTGATGGGGACGGCGGCGGAGATCACACGACTCCATTACGCGCGCAGGTTCCCGAGGCTGGCGCGGATGAGTGAGACCGACCGGCGAGCTTTTTGGAAGGCCCATCAACTGAGGCGGTACCATGAGCGGGCGAAGGCATTCAAGCGCCAGGGATTGAGGTGCGACGGACGGCCGCTGAGGCAGGGGAGATTATAGCGGGCGAGCAACCTATATGAGCCAAGCAGACTTTGAATACCACAATGGACCGAAGGGGAATTGGAGGCGAACGGTGTGGAATGCGGTGATCGCAAGGCTGCCGGTAAGGCCACGCGAGGCGCTGGTCCTGTACCTGGCGGGGCGCGAGGATCTTGACCGGGTGGTGCTAGTTGGAAAAGGATTTCATCCACACAACCTCATTGCGATCGAGCGAGACGCGAGCACCGTCCGAGCGCTGCGCCAAAAGGGCGTGCTGACCGTCGAAGGGGAGTTTATCGAGGCCGTCCGGGCGGTAAGCTCGAGGAGAGACGTGCAGGTGGTGGCGGGGGACTTTGGATGCGCGCCCTATAACGCGGAGTTCATCGCAGGGTTGGTGCAACTGTTCCTGAACCCATCCTTGCGCGAGAGTGTTTTCGTTTTCAATTTCCTCCGGGGAAGGGATAGCGCGACCAACGATCTGAGGGCGCGGGCCCTGGCGCGCCATGGCCCGGATTTTTTCCTGGCTACTACGGAACTGGAGAAACACCGGGGCCGATTCTTCATGGACCTTCTTTTTGGGATGTGGTGCGATCTCCTTAGGCAGCACGAAGCCACAGAGAGCCAGATAGAGTGGGCACGTCGGCAGATTCTCTCGCCAGAGCACCTGCCGTCGTTTCTGTCATACAAAAGCAGGACGGGCCCGGTGGTTCAGGTGTTCGACAGCCTGGTGGTGAAGAACCCGGCATCCAAGTTTCTGGACTACGTGGAAGGCGAGGCAACGCATAGAGACGTTGCGCGAGAGTTCACGGGGCAGAAGGTGCGAGGCTCTGCCGCGGCGGTCCTGGCGCACCGGACGATGCGCCTCGACGGCCGCCTTGAACCAAGAGCATGAGCTGCGGACAACTGGAATTCCCATTTGCCTATGCCCCGGCCAGGCCCGGATTGGACAGGGTATACCTCAAGAGCCATGAGCTGCTAGTCCTAAGAGGCTCAGCCACCGTTCTCTGGCGAATTTCAAACAGGCTGGAGAGGCATGGAGTTTTTGTCATTCCAGAGGACTGCCATCTGTACGCATCCTGGCATAGAGCGCTGGATATCGAGGCCGAAGTGACTCCAGACTTATTGAGCAAGGAGCGCAGGCTGCGCCTGATCTGCTTTTCCGGCTCCGCAACGATAAAGCGCGAAATCGAAGCACACAGAGAGATCTTCCTGATATTACAAATGCAGCGGCCACCCTGCTGCATGATGGATCTCTTTGCTTCAGTGTGGGCCGCTGACAAGGAAAAGAGGTTCGACTATAGCGGGTTTGATCCAGGAGAGCTTTATGCCTACTGGCGCACACGCGGCAAGGAGAGGCCCTGGGAGGAGAGGAGGCTGGGATTTCCGGCCTAGGATTGACTCCGGGCACTTGCACAAATGAAGACCATGGATGCCGAGACGGCAGAGAGGCTCAGAGAGCTTGCTGAGGAGCAGGAATTGCTGATGCAAATAATCGAGCGGCAGTGCCCGCTCATTGGCCGGCTGCTGCGGCGTTTGTTCCCCAATTGAACCCTTACAGGGTTGTAGGATTTGCCGGACAGGCTACCCAGGGTAGCCGCATGACGCGGCAGCCCTGGGCTGAGTGATTGAACCCCTTCGGGGTTCGGCGGGGCAGGGGGGAGTTTCCCCCCATCATCCAGCCAGGCCCGGGTCGGAAAGACGGCTCTAATGCGATCGTGAGGCGATGATTTGGCCGGGGGCGCGGGGCTTTACACCAGGCCTGGCGATGGGATAAGCTGACAGCGTATGGGAACACGTCATAGTCAATCTTCGAAAGAATCGTTCGCGCGGGACCTGGTGGCCTGGCGGGCCCGGCGGGGGCGGCAGCGGCGGCTGGGCCGGCCAATCAGCCAGGCGGAGGCGGCGGTCGAGCTGGGTCTGTCCAAGCGCACGCTGCAGAATTGGGAGGTGGCCCGGACCCGCCCCAACGATTTCGTGCTGCAGGTCCTGCGCGGGCGGATCGGAAACGGCCGCTGACGCCATGCCGTCCAAGGCGCCAGAGTCGGGCAGCGGGCTGATTACGGCGGCGACGCTCTGCGAGCTGAGTGGTTTGACGGACCGCCGGCATCGGCAGCTTGCGGCGGAAGGTTTCTTTCCGCCACCGGTGAAGGGGCAATACCAGTTGCGCGCGGCGATTGGCGGGCTGTTCCGCTATTACCGCGAGCTGCACCAGAAGCGCGGGGCGACCCTGGCGCAGAAGCGCGAGCGAAAGGTCGAGAACGAGAATCGCCTCCTGGAGATCGAGATCGGGAAGGAGGAAAAGACAGTCGTGGACGTGCAGGACTTCCTGCGGCGCTGGGAAGGGATTTACGTGGAGATGAAACAGATCGTCCTGGGCAGCAACCTGGGGGACGCAGACAAGGATGCTCTGTTGAATAAGCTCAGCAGGCTCCATTCGGAAGGGAAGTAGGCCAGAGCCGGCCTCCAAGGGGGCCGGCGGGGATAGCCCATCGCCAATTGCCGAGCCGGAAAAGCGGCGATCCGGCGCCGCACTCCAAGACGCTGCGCGTGAGGATAGCCCACCGCAAGGGGATGAGTCGGTTATATCGGAGGCTGGGCGGGCGCGGACGTTCCGGGAAATCGTTCACGGGCTGGGAGAGCTGCTGCGGCCAAGGGAGCGGCTCAATATCTGGCAGTGGGCAGAGCGGCGACGGTATGTGGCCAAAGGGGTGAGCGCGAAGACATTGGAGGGGCCCAGGCTGTATTCGAGCGCGGACGCGCCGCACCAACGCAAGATGCAGGAGGCGCCAACAGACCCCTCGGTGCAGGTGACCGTCTATATCGGTGCGAGCCAGGTGATGGGCAAAACGGAGATGTTCAACAACATCCTGGGCTATCACATGGACTGGGAGCCGCGGTCCTCGATCGTGATGTATCCGCAGCTCGATGCGGCGGAGAAGTACTCGAAGAAGAAGTTCACGCCGATGATCGAGGCCTCGCCCTGCCTCTCGGAGATTGTGAAGCCGGCGCGCGCGCGCGATTCGGGGAATACCATCCTGGTGAAGGATTTCCGCGGCGGGGCTGTGTTCTTTGTGGGAGCGAATTCGCCGGCGTCATTGCGCGGAGCGTCGGGGGCGGTCCTCCTGGGGGATGAGTGCGATTCAAATCCGCCTTCGTGTGGGTCGGAGGGAGATCCCGTCGAGTTGCTGTTCAAGCGGGGGGAGTCGTTTCCGCGGTGCGTGAAGATCCTGGCCTCGACGCCCACGATCAAGGGGCAGAGCATTATCTGGGACTGGTTCGAGCTGAGTGACCAGCAGTATTGGTTTGTGCCGTGCGCGAAGTGCGGGGCTTACCAGGTCCTGACCTGGAAGCAGATCGTCTGGCCAAAGGGCCAGCCGGAGCGGTGCGAGATGCTCTGCTCGGTCTGCGCGGCGGCGCTGAATGACCGGCAGCGGCTGGAGATGTATTACGCGGGCGAGTGGCGGCCGACGGCGCCGTTCTCGGGCGTGCGGGGGTTTCACCTGAACGGGATCTATGCGCCCTGGCCGTGCCAGAAGGGCTTTCAGAGCCGGCTGCACCAGATGGCGGTGGAACACCTGCGCGCGGTGAAGAAGGGCGAGGCGGCACTGCAGGTCTGGACTAACACGTTTCTTTGCGAGCTGTGGGAGGTTAAGTGTGAGGAGATTGACCACCAGGGCCTGGTCGAGCGGGCGGAAGAGTATTCGCCGGAGAAGGTGCCGATGGGAGTGATCATCGTGCTGGCAGTGATTGATGTGCAGAAGGACCGTCTGGAGTGCGAGTCGGTCGGGCTGGGCGAGGATGACGAGACGTGGGGCATCGAGCACCGGAAGTTTTTCGGGGATACAGAGCAGGACCAGGTGTGGCAGGACCTGGGGGCCCACCTGACGGGCACGCGGTACCGGCGGGAGGACGGGGTGGAGCTGCCGATCACGGCATCGGGGATAGACATGCGGCATAAGCCGCACAAGGTGCGGGAGTTTGTCCAGGGCGCCGGCGTGGCGCGGTGCTTTCCGGTTTACGGCGTGGGCGGCGATTCGCCGATCCTGGTGCAGCCGCGGTTTAACAAGCATTACCGGCTGCGGACGTTCGCGGTCTGCGATAAGCAGGGGAAGGATACGGTGTTCGCACGGCTGCGGATTGCGCAGCCTGGGCCGCGGTTCATGCACTATTGCAAGGGTCACGGGTACTCGGAGGAGTATTTCCTCCAGCTCACGGCAGAGGCGCTGCGCAAGAGCAAGGTCCGCGGGGTGACAGTGTTCAAGTATGAGAAGATCCGGGAGCGGAACGAGGCGCTGGATTTACGGAAGTATTTTTTGGCGGTGGTGGACATTTTACGGCCGAACCTGACGGCGATTGGGAAGAAGCTGCTCGCCGCCGCGGGCGGAAGTCCGAAGTCCGAAGGGCGAAGTCCGAAGGAGTACCAGCTCAAGCCAGGCAACAGTCCACAGTCCATAGTCCACGGTCCACAGCCGCAGGCCAAGCCGGGCCGGAGGAAGATCTCGACCGGGGGCGGTGGCGCGGGGTGGAATGCCGGGGGTGGAGGATGGAGTTTCAAATAAAAGGGCGCCGGCGTTTCCGCGCGGCGCCCCCCAGGAGGAGACAGGGCAGTCAGGAAGGGAAATCAGTCAACGAGAAAGGCCACGCCGCCGGCATAGGGCGCGGCGTCGGCGGTCGGCAGGGCGAAGAGGGCGTAGGCGCGGGCAGTCTCGGTCCGGAGCTTGCGCAAGCTGACCCAGCGATCGTCTTGCCAGTAATGGAGCCAAGGTGAGCCCTCCAGCTCCCGGACCCGGTAGAGCTTGCCGCGAGAGTCGAGAAAGACAAAGTCGCGCGGGATCGTTTCAGCGTTGGGCAATGGGCTGGCCATAAGTAACTCAGGCGCCGGGGACTCGGCGGGGCAGGATGATCGGGGGACGGGCCTTGGCGGCCTGCTGCTGCATGCCGATGCGAAGCCGGTCGAGGAACTCGGCGCGGTGCAACTCCAGGACGCCGGCGGCGGTGGCGGGGGACATTTTGCCGGCGGCGACGCCGTCGCGCAGGGCGGAACTGAGGAGGGAGGTTAGTTTTTCGTTTAACTCGGAAGCATCCATGGGATTTACGATTTAGGATTTACGATTTACGAGCGGGGAGGCGGGGCCAGGATCATAGCTGGGCGGCAAAGGCCAGGACGGGGCGAAGCCAGTCTTTCCAGGTGGCGCGACGGTCCTCGGTCCAGAAGTTTTCGGGGTCGTTGGCGGGGTCGGGATGCTTTTCGATCCAGGCGAGGAGCTGGTCAATGGGTTTGCGGGGGTTCTCCATGGCCGGGCCGTCACTGGTGAGGGCGTTTTGGTCGCTCTGGCTGAGGCGGATCTGCTGTCGGAGGGCGGCGACGGGGAGGTTGTCCTCCTCCGCGCGGGCCAGCCATTGCTTCTGGGCTTGGGGGGCCAGGGCGGCAACTTCGGCGTGTTTGGACCAGTCGAGATTTTCCCGACGTCGGGAAAATGTGACGTTGCGGGCGACCCAGGCGTAGTTGGCCAGGGTCTGGTAGTTGAGGTTGTTGGCCTGGGCGAATTCTTTGAGGACGTGGTATTTGATGCGGCCGTTTTCAAAGTGGTCCAGGCCGAAGGCGGCCCAATCGCCGAGCCACCAGGCGATGACCTGGGCGGCGCGGGAGAGTTTGCGGCCGATGGCGGCCCAGGTCTTTTCGTCGAGCTGGTCGGGCAGGATGAGGCGGACGGGGGTGCAGCGAACGCCCTGGGCGGAGAGGTCGGTTTCGAGGGAGAGATTGGGAGAGGGCATGGTGGATGCAACCCTTTCAGGGTTGGGGATTCGTTTGGGGCGAGTTACCCAGGGTAGCGCTCGGCGCGCAACCCTGGGCTGAGTGATGGGACCCCCTTGGGGTGTTGAACGGCAGCCACGCCATGGGCACCCATTCGGCAAGCCCACTCCAATAGCCAACGGAGTAGGACTCTCGCCATTCGGCAATTTCGAGCCAGCGGGTTTCATTCTGGATTCGTTTGGGCAACCAGAGGAAGCGGCGCCGCAGCCGTATGTACCCCGGGCTGGGATGGAACCAGGTCATAGTTTTCTGGGGCGATGATTGGAGAGGCGGAACTTGGCGCGGGTGGCTTCGTCGCGCATGAAGCGAGAGGGGGGCAGGTGCAGGGCCGCACAGATGAGGAGGCATTGCTTGCTGACGGTCGCGCGGCTCACGCCCCACTGGCGGGCGTAGTCGGCCATGCTGATGCCGTCGGCGAGGGGATGGCCCAGGGCGATTAGAATGCAGCCGGCGGTGAACTTGGAGTTGCGCGCGGTGAGGATGAGGTCGAAGAGGCGATGGAGGAAATCGCTGCGGGAGAGGTTGAGGGTTGAGGGTTGAGGGTTGAGGTCCGAGCCGGACGCGCCCCCCTCGGCGCCGGCGGGCTCGAGATGCTCATGGCATTCGGGGCAGGAGGCGTCCACAGGGTGATTGCACCGCGGGCACCAGGCGGTCAGGTAGTGGTCAGATGGATGGTCGGTCGCGGCCGCAATGGGCAAGTCCGCGATGTCCGCTGCCCTGCAACACATGCCGGGAAGGTTAGCCGATCTTCATCCCCTTGGTAAGCCGGGCAAAAAGTCCTATGCGGCACTTGGCGCAGTGTTTGGCCTGGAGCTGAAGAATGGTCTGCTGCAGGGAGTTCGACTTGAACTTGCGGTGGATGTTTTCAATGTGGTGGCGGGTGGTATGGTACGAAATGCGCAGTTCGGCGGCCGTCTCTTTCACTGTCAAACCTCTGAGGCGGGCGGCCAGGACTGACGCTTCCCTGAGTGTCAACACTGGCTTGGGATGGTAGCGTGGGGCCACGGAAAAGGCGAGCAGTCAAATAAAAGGGGAACCCGCCTTCGCCTGGCTACGGCGCGGCGAGCGAGGCTCGGGGGAACAATTGTTCCGTTTTGCCCCCACCATCCAGCCGGGCAGGGGTCGTCAAAGGGGCTGTAATGGCACGCAGGGCGTCAAGAAATGCGGAATTGGGAGTGCGGAACGCGGAATGGGGTCTTTTGACGGGGGGCATTGGGCAAGATGCCCGAATGGCCATATATCACTGAAGCGCAGGACCTGCCGGACTTTAACCCGAACCGCTACGCGGAGCCGGTCCGGATCGTATCCGGCGACACGGTGACCTGGTTCCGCTCGATCGGGCTATACCAAGCCAGCCAGGGGTGGTCGCTGCATTACTCGGTGCGGCCGTTGCCGGGGATGACGGGCAGCTCGCTGGACGTGATATCGGTTCCGGCGGTGCCAGGCGGGGGCAACGATCACATGGTGCAGCTCACGCCGGCGCAGACGTCGCCCCTGACGGCCGGGAAGTACTCGTTGCAGGGGTTTGCGGTGTTCGCGGGGCCCGGACCAGGTCAACCAGCCGAGGGGCTGTATCCGGCGCCGGTGGCCGGGGATCGGCACCAGGTCTATGACGGTCTGCTGCAGGTGGTCCAGGACGACAGCCAGGTGCCGCCCGGGGAGGACCTGCGGTCGCACGCGCGCCGGGTCCTGGACAACATCGAGGCGGTGCTGGAGGGCCGCGCGACGAAGGACGTGATGGATTCGGAGATTGCCGGGGTGAAGATGAGCCGGACGCCGATCCGGGACCTGCTGCTGCTGCGGGACCGCTACCTGGGGGAAGTGCGGAGCGAGGAGCGGGAGGCCTTGGCGCGCAATGGGAAGGCGACGGGACGGAACATCCTCGCCCGGTTCCTGCCGGTCGGGAGATAGCCAATAGCCAATAGCCGATATGAGAAATCCATTTGTAGGGTTGTTTGGCAAGAGGTCGCGAGGTCCGGAGCTGCAATGGGAACACCAGGGGGGTGGCGGACATTGGCTGCCGGCGTCAGAACAGTCAGGACTCGCGGGGGCACTCGCGCTCCCTGGTCATGGGAAATGGCAAGCGGGGCGGGGGCTGGAACGCATCCAGGTGACCGTGGGAGCCCGGCGGGGGCAACGGATGTATGCCGGCGCGCAGGTGACCAGGCTGAATACGGATTGGCCAATCACCCTGACGAGCGCCAACGCGGAGATCCTTGTCAGCGCGATCGCGCTGCGGGCGCGGAACCGGCAGTTGGAGCGGGATGATGATTACATGCGGAGCATGCTGTCGCTGCTGGAAAACAACGTCGTGGGGCACCAGGGGATCAAGTTTCTGCTGAAGCTCAAAGACAAGGCGGATTCGTATGACACGGATTTGATCAAGACGGTCCGGCATGCGTGGCGCGGGTACCTGCGGCGGACGCAGTGCGTTACGAGCGCGAACCTTTCGGGCGTGGCGGTGCAGCGGCTGGCGGTTCGCTGCCTGGCGCGGGATGGGGCGATGCTGCTGCGGATCTATCGGGGCTTTGATAACAACTTCGGTTTCGCGGTGGAGCCGATCGAGATTGACCGGCTGGACCATAACTGGAACCGGCCAGCCGGGACGCAGAACGAGATCCAGTTCGGGATCGAGATGGACCGGTACCATCGGCCGGTGGCTTACCATATTCTGACGCGGCATCCGGGCGATGTGTTCGCGTGGCGGTCGGGGCCGAAGTACCGGGAGCGGGTGCCGGCACAGGACATTATTCCGCTGTGGACAGTTGAGCGGGCGGGGCAGTGCGTGGGCATGCCGCTGTGGCCATCCATTGGGAACCGGCTGAACCACGTGCACCGGTATGAGGAGGCCGAGCTGGTGGCGGCGCGGGTGGCGGCGGCGAAGGGCGGCTGGTTTGAAAAGGACCCCAATGGGCCGCAGGCGGCCAAGTATGAAGGGCCGGAGGACAACGAGGGCAACAAGCTGAGCAACACCGAGCCGGGGATGTGGGAGGAGCTGCCGATGGGCTGGAAGGCGGTGGCCAATAACCCGACGCATCCGATTGATGCGTTTGCGCCATTTATGAAGGCGCAGCTTCGGGGGGCGAGCGCGGGGGCTAATCTGCCATACAACATGGTGGCCAATGACCTGGAGGGGGTGAACTATTCGAGCATTCGCGCGGGGCTGCTGGAGGCCCGGGATAGTTTCAAGTACTTGCAGATACTGTTGGCGGGCGATGTGATGGAGCCGTGGTTTGAGGCCTGGCTGCCTTATGCGGTGATGGCCGGGCAGTTGCCCGGGGTGGGAATGGAGCGCGTGCCCGAGGTGCTGGAGGCCCTGCACTGGTATGGGCGCCGATGGGGCTGGGTGGATCCGTTCAACGATATCAAGGCGGATGTGACCGCGGTGGAAATGGGGCTGACTTCCAGGCGGCGGGTGATTGCCGAGAGCGTGGAGGGGGGCGACATCGAGGAGATCTTCGAGGAGCAAGAGGAAGATCAAAAGTTGCAGGAGCGGCACGGGCTGGTGTTTGGGACACTGGTAAATAAGGGGTTGCCGACGATGCCGGGGGGCGGTCCAGAGTCCACAGACCAAAGTCCACAGTCAGAAAAGGGAGGCGCGGACAGCAAGGGCAATGGCCAATAGCAAATCGCATACAACAAAGGCCAGGCGGGTGCGCGGCCGGGTCCTGCTTAGGAACCTGGTCCGCGCGCTGAAGGCATATACCGGATTCCATGACCGGGGCATGACCAGGCCGGCTGCAACCCCTTCAGGGTTGAGGGCAGCTCGCGGGGGTTACCCAGGGTAGCGCTCGGCGCGCAACCCTGGGCTGAGGGATCGGAACCCCGTTGGGGTTCTTTGACTGCGGGGCCGGGGTGCATGGCTAAGCAATTCCGCAGCTTCACGCTGGACCGGGCGAAGGTCTCGAAGGAGACCCGGTCTTTCGACATGGTCTTTTCGTCAGAGTTCCCGGTGACGCGCGTCAATGATGATGGGGAGGAGTTCGATGAAATCCTTTCGCACGATCCCGACGATGTGGATCTGAGCCGGCTTAAGGATGGGGCGCCCCTCCTCGAGATGCACGATCTGAACCGGCAGCGGGGTGTGATCGAGGGGGCTGAAATTGATACGGATAAGCGTGTGGGCCGGGCGACGGGCCGGTTTTCCAAGTCCGAAGAGGCGGACAAGGTTTTTCAGGACGTGCTGGATGGCATCCGCAAGCATGTGTCGGTCGGCTATGAGCTGACGGCGGTCAAAGGGTCGTCGAAGGGGACGAGCGGGCGGGCCCAGGTGCGGTTCAAGTGGCAGCCTTATGAGATCTCGATCGTGAGCGCGCCGGAGGATCCGAACACGGGGATTGGGAGGGGAGTCCTCGGGCCACAGTCCACGGTCCAGAGTCCGGCGGGCGTTGACGGGGTGCGAGGGGCAACTGTTGCAAATATGCGTTTGAATTTGGATCCTTTACCGGCCGCAGGCGGCGGCGGTGCTTCTCCCTCCTCCCCCACAGCAGCCGCTGCTCCTGCAGCCGGCGCACCGACCCCGGGCCTGGAGGTCCGGGAGAGCGATGTGCTGGAGCGCGAGCGAAAGCGCGCGAAGAACATCAACCTGGCGGTGACCAGGCTGAGCGAACATTTCCCAGCCGGCGCGGCACAGTTCCGCTCGATTGCGGACACGGCGCTGGCCGACGGGTCCACCGCGGAGGCCGCCAATGAGAAGCTCATGGCCGCCATCCCCGGGGTGAAGAAGCAGAACCCCATCACCATGCGCTCGCTGGGCCTGAGCGAGCAGGAGCAGGGCGAGTATTCGGTGGGCCGGGCGCTGCGGTCGCTCCTGGTCAATAAGGGCCGGGTGGACGGGCTCGAGGGCGAGGTCCACGACGCCATGTGCGCGGAGAAGATCGGCATTGATCCGGAGGGTGTCTGGGTGCCGCACGACGCGATGATCCGCGTCCGGAGCCGCAATTTGCGGATGGGGCGACGCGACCTGCAGGTGGGCGTATTCGCCCAGGGCGGCGCTCTTGTGCCGACGGTGTTGCAGGTGCCGATCATCGAGATCCTGCGCAACCGGCTGGTGTGCGAGCGGCTGGGGGTGCAGTCGCTGACGGGCCTGGTCGGCAACGTGGCGATTCCGCGGCAGACGGGCGCGGCCACGGCTTACGCGGTGCCCGAGAGCGCGGCTCTGACCAAGAGCACGCAGGCCCTCGATCAGATTGCCCTGACGCCGCACCGGGTGGGCGCCTGGAACGATTACACGCGGCAGCTCCTCTTGCAGTCCTCGATTGACGTCGAGAACTTCATTCGGGACGACATCATGAAGGTGCTGGCGGTCAAGTGGGATTATATGATCCTGCAGGGCGCGGGCGCCAATGACGAGCCGCTGGGCATTTTCAACACGCCGGGCATCGGCTCGGTGCTGTTCGGCGGGACCACGACCTGGTCGAAGGTGCTGGCATTTGAATCGGCCCTGTCGCTGGCGAACGCGGACGAGGGGAACATGGCCTTCGTGACGGATGGCGCGGTGCGCGCGGCCTGGAAAGCGATCGCGAAAATCGGTTCGACGTTCCCGATCTTCATCTGGGAAGGCCGGATGGGCGACGGCTCGAATGACGGGATCGTGAACGGTTACCGGGCCGCGGTGACCAACCAGGTCCTGAACCACGGGGTGGCCTTCGGTAACTGGGAAGACTGCATCGGGCCGGCCATGTGGGGCGGCTACGATTTCATCGTGAACCCCTACACGCTGGACACGCAGGGCGAGGTCCGCGTCACCTGCAACACCTACGGCGATGTGGCCGTGAGGCACGCGCAGAGCTTCTGCTGGAGCGCCGATGCCGGCAACCAATAGCGGATAGGCAATAGCCGATAGCCAAAGACAAAGAGCAAAAATATGAAATACAACAAGTTTTTCGGGCCGCTGATGGCGGCGATCATCCTCATCGCCGGCATGGCGGTTTTGCCGGTGCAGCCGGCGCGGGCGCAGAACGGGCTCGATTTCTTCGGGCTGCCGCGGACGCTGCAGGTGACGCCGTGCCAGACGGTGTCGGCCACGGCGTCCAATATGGTGGATGTCTCGATGTTCAAGGGGGTCTGCAAGCTGGACCTGACCTGCATCACCAACGCGGGGTGCACGGTGACGTGCACGATCTCCAGCTCGCCGGACCAGACCAACTGGACGGCGGTGACCTACGCGCTGGCGACGGCGAGCACGCAGCAATATACCAACCGGCTCTATTCCGGGACGCTATATGGGACCAACAAGTTTCTGCTGCCGGGCACAATCACCACGCCAGTGGCAGCGACGGCCGGCTGGGCGACGCCCTATCTTGTGCCGGCGCCGGTGACCAACACGGCCGCGATCACCATGACCGCCGGCGGGACCTGGTCCATCGGGTTCAACGTGGACGATGCCCAGCGATACCTCAGCGTCTTGTGGACGATTGGAGGCTCGAACGCCGCCACCTGCTCGGCAACGCTGACCGGCCGCGCCGATTACGTTCCGTAGCGGTCCACAGTCCAGAGTCCAAAGTCCGAAGACGAAAGAGTATTTTATGGCGATGAAAACAAAGTTGATCGTGATCAGCTCGTGCCGGTTCGAGGGGAACCACCTGGCGAAGGGAACGACCTTCGAGGTGGACGCCGAGAGCAAGAAGGACGCGCAGCGGCTGGCGCCGCTGGTCCATGCGGGCCGAGTGGCGACGTGGTCGCCCGAGGTGGAGAAGGCCGTGAAGGCCGAGATCGCCTCGGAGGACAAGCTGGCCAAGAAGCTGGACGAGCTGGCTGAGCGGCCGGCCGAGCCGGCGAAGTGATTTCCCGGCGGAGGCCGGGGCGCTCGGTTCTGTTCTGTTTGGTCATAGTTCCCCACCGGGCCGGAAGGTTCGGTGGGGTTTCGGTTTTGGGGGAAAGTGAAGAATGAATGAGCTGGCGAGCATGACGATCGAGGCGCTCCTGGAACGAGAGGGGAGCGTTGGGGCGAGCATCATCTTCGCTGGCAACCCATACCCGTGCTGCGGGGGGGAGGCCACGTCGGGCAAGACGCTGGACATCGGTGGGTGGAAGCCCAACGCGGATGCGACTCTTGTGCTGCGGCTGGCTGTTTTTGGTGGGGCGCCGGCGCCCGGGCTGAAAGACCAGGTCACCTACACGAGCGATCCGGACGCGGCGCCGCGGCAGTTGCGGGTGGAGAGCATGAAGGAGTTTTGGGGGGCGGTCCTGGTCCTGGCCTGCAATGATCCGAGCCAGGGGGTGTAGCATGAGGGCCGGGAATTGGGCGGGGTGCTGATTAAGGGTCACTAAAATCGTATCATCCGGCGATTTTCCTCTTGCGTGCTATACGCTAGCAGAGTATATTACGCGCAATGAACGGACAACTGATGCATGGCACGGACTGGGAAGGCCAGGACCTGGCTGGGTGGTGGGCATCGGAAAAGCTCGATGGGTGGCGGGCATATTGGAGCGGCGAGGACTTTTATACGCGCCAGGGCAACCGGCTGAATGCGCCGGCGTGGTTCAAGGCGGGGATGCCGGCGCGCGCGCTGGATGGGGAACTGTGGGCCGGGCGCGGAACGACGCATGACCAGGTCGCGGCGGCTATCCTGTCCGATCATTGGGAGCGGCTGACATATTGCCCGTTCGACGTTCCAGAGCTGGGCTATAAGACCGAAGCGGCCCAGGCGCTGCTGGCGAGCCTGCCTCTTCCTCCGCATGTGCGGCCCGTCGTCTATACGCGGCTGGAGAGCACCGGGCAGGCGCTCAGGCTGATGTGGCAGATCGTCCTGGATGGGGGCGAGGGAGTGATGGCGCGGAAGGCCAAGGCGGGCTATTGCCCGAATTACCGGACCGAGAAGCTGCTGAAGCTCAAGCCGGAGATAGTGGGCATGATGCAACCCCTTCAGGGTTGCGGGGTGCGCGCGACGGGTTACCCAGGGTAGCCGCGCGGGACCGGAGCGCGGCAACCCTGGGCTGGTATGAGCCAACCCCTTCGGGGTTGGAAGGAGTTAGGGCTCGCGGGAGGCTCGCCCTCCCGGGCCGATTGACGGGGCGGGCACCGATAGATGCCCAGCCCAGTGACATTTCGGCTTCGCACCGCTGAGTTTACCAAGACCCTGCGGCGCTACGCGGAGCTGTCCACCAAGTCGCTGGCGGAGGTCCTGAACAAGAAGGGGTATTACATCGCGCGGCGGGCGATCTGGTACACCCCCAAGGCCAACGAGGCGAAGATCCGGCATGACCTGCAGGAGACCAAGGCCATGGAGCTGGTCACGCTCAAGAGCGGGAATTTTTCCAAGGCCAAGAAGCACATCAAATCGTTTTTCATGGGCGAAGCGCCGTTGCTGGCTTTGATCCTGCAGAGCCACCGGGGGCCCGGGCATCATGAGCGGAGCCCATGGTATGGGGTGGGCCGGTCGGCGGGCGCGGCGTTTATGCTCGAGGAGATGCGCCTGGCGTTTGGGGCGCGGCTGCGCTCGATCGCGTTCATCAAGTCGGGGTGGATCGAGGCGCGGGAGACGTTCAAGCGCCTGGTCGGAGGCGGGGGGGCTGGCTTGCCGCCCTCGGAGGGGACGAAGATTGGCGGTCCAAAACAGGTGGGAATGCCGAAGGGCGGCGCCCGGCCGGCCCAGGCGGGATGGAAACCGGTGGCGGTATTTTGGAATGCGGCCTCGGCCAAGCGAGACCACAAGGCGGCGTTGATCGAGTTTGGTCAGCCGGCGCTGCAGAAGGCTTTCGAGGAGGAAACCAAGTCCATGCTGGAATGGATCAAAGACAAGGAGATTGAAGAGGGTCGGAAGCTGGGCATCAAGATTGTGGGCAGCTAAGGCGCCAGGGCCGAGCCACAGGCATAGCAGCGGATCTTGAGCTGGTCCACCCAGACGCCCTGGGGATCGCGGGCGCGGGCGGTCGAAAACTCACAGCTTCGGGGGTAGACGTAGAGGTCCGGGACGGCGGCGCTCAGGAGGGCTGGCAGCTCCTCGACCATGAGGGTGGTAAAGACCAAGCTGACCATGGCCTGGTCCTCGGGCTTGGCGTTGGGGTCGGCGGGCTCGGCGAACTGCTTGATGCTGACGGTGATTTCGGCCCAGAAGTTGCCGGTGTGGAGGGGTTCTTCGGGGCCGTCGGTCTCGGCTTCGAAGATGACGGCAGGGAGGGTTTTGTCCTGGGGGGATTTGCCTTCGAAGATGTTCCAGGGGATGGCGGGGGAGGCCACGGTCATGGTGGCGGTTTCGAGCTTATCTTCGAGGAGGTAAAGCATTCAGGAGGGGGGAGGGAGTCAAAGGGATAGCCAATAGCCGATTGCCAATGGCCGAGACCGGGCGCGCGTTGACGGGGTGCGGGTTCCTGAATGAAACGCTCTGCTGTTCTTGCCGGTGTTGTCCTGAGCCTGCTGGTGCTGTCGGCAGCCGCGACGGTGGTCACCCATAACGTGGTTCTATCCTATCAGGCGCCCTCGGGAGTGGTGACCGCGAGCATCGCGGTGACCAATGATACGGAGCTGAACCTGAATTTCCCGCTGCTGGCGACGGATACGAACAAGGTTGTGATGGTGCCGATCACGCGGTCCAACCTGCAGAGCCTCTGCCTGTATAGTCCGCAAACGCTGTCCATCACGCCCAGCAACGGCATCGCGCCCGGGACGGGGCTGGGGACAACGATCAACCTGGCGGCCGGGGTGCCATTGATTTGGTATGGGTCGAGCGGGGCAACGTGTCCGCTGACGACCAATGTCACTTTGCTGGTGCTGAGCAATTCGAGCGGTTATGCGTCGCAGTTCACGATGTTCTCGATCATCCACGAGGAGAACCCATAGCCGGCTGAAGCCGGGACTCCATACGTTTTATGTTTACGATTAACTCCAACGGCACACGCGAGGGCGTGGCCAAAGTGGTGTCGGCCGCAACTGCCGCCGGCGAGAAGCCGACTCCGGAACAGGTGGCCCAGGTGGAAGCGGCCAAGGCATTCATTCTGGCCGGGATCAAGGCGCTGCCGGAGAAGTTCAACGGCTGCCGGGTGACCGCCACGGGCGAGGCGCACCCGGGCGGGCAGACCTGCAACGTGACGATCATCCCGTTGGAACTGCACCTGTAGGAGTCCTCGATCCAGATGCCACGGTTCACAGTCGAGATAGCGTATGAATGTTAATGGTGTGCCGGTAAACTTCGCGTTCCTGGGGACCAATGGCATCACGGTGGCCGGGCTGGTGGGTCAGTTCGAGCTGCAGGATGCCGAGGTGTCGGCGGAGGCCGAGAACGAGGTCAGCCGGAACGCCCAGGGCGACAAGATGAACCGCGCCTGGTATGACCGGCACAATAAGGCGCGACTGACGGCCGTGATCATCGGGAGCGGGCTCGCCGCGGCGATCGCCAATAGCACGGTGAACAACTATCTGCCCGGGAGCTTTGTGCAGGTGACGGCGTGCCAGTCCATGCCCGACCTGGTGGGAAAGATGTGGGAGGTCCAGAGCGGGGCTTCGATTAAGGGCAGCAACACGAACGCCAAGCGGCTGGATCTGCCGCTGGAGTACAACCCCAATATCACCGGGACCGCAGCCCCGTAGCGCTGCCGCGCTATGGAGAGTCTCGAGTCTCAAGCCTCAAGTCTTGGGTCTGCACCGGGCATAGCCAATCGCCAATCGCCGATAGCCGAGTTGGAGCAATTCAGCGCGGCAGTGCCGGCGCCGGTGGTCATCTTCGGGCTGCAGCTCCTTCCCCTGTCTCTGGGCCGGTACCGGCTGCTGAAACGGTTTGGGTGCAGCTTTGTGGCGGACGGTGAAGCGGAGGCCTCGGTGCAGGACCTGGTGCTGGGCATTTTGATTTGCTCGATGCGAACGCAGGAGTTCCTGGGGTGGATCGAGTCCGCCCGGGCGGCCAAGGACTTGAAGCGATTTGGGCGGCGCATTCGGCGGGAAATCAGACATGAGGAAGGGTTCACGGTGTTCGGGAAATATGCGCTGTTCCGGGAGTATCTGGCGCGCGCGTCGGCCATCCCGCCTTATTGGGAGGAGAACGCGACGGGGGCACAGAGCGGGGCCCACTGGACGGTGTGCATGGAAAACACGCTGAGGTCGGACCTGGGCTGGACGCGCGAGGAGATCGAGGAAGCGCCGCTGAGCAAAGCGATCGAGGACTATTTCAAGCGGGCGGAAACGCTCGGAGCGGTGCGGCTCATGACGGAATGGGAGCTGGAACAGATACGGCTGCAGGTGGCCGCCGCGGCGGAGGGGCCAAGAGGAAATATCCAACATCCGACGGCTGAGGCGGCGCGGCCCAGCATAGCCAATAGCCAAGAGCCAATAGCCGAGCCGGCGGAAGGCGGGAGTACAAGCTCGAAGGAGGCGACATGCCAGGCCTGAGACTCATGGCGGAGCTGGGGCTTGATGGGTCCGGGTTTGCGTCCGGGCTGCATCGCGCGCAGGGGCTGGCGGAAGGGGCGGCGCACTCCATTGGTCACGCGCTGATCGGGATGGTGGGCATCGGGACGGCCGCCGTGGCGATTGAGAAAACCGTGGAGAGCGCGAAGGGCCTGGTGGACGCCAGCGAGCGGCTGGGGATCGGCGTCGAAAATATCCAGGTGCTCAAGAAGGCAGCGGCGGACGCGGGGGCGGAGTTTGAGACGCTGGAAAAGACTTTTGAGCGGATTGACGTGGCCCGGCGCAAGGCGCTCACGCCAGGCGTGGCCAACCAGGGGGCGCGGCAGTCGTTCGCGGCGCTGGGCGTTGGAGCGGAGCAGTTGCGGTCCATGACGGCGGCGCAGTTGTTCATGGGCCCGATGGCGGCGACGGCCAGATCCACCAACCCGGAGGCGCTGGCAGGGCCGATGCGCGACATCCTGGGCAAGGGGTTTGGGGAGATGATCCCGGTGCTCAAGACCAATTTTGACGAGCTGGGCGCCTCCATGAAGAAGTACGGCGGCATCATGGACGCGGAGACGGCCGTGAAGCTCAAGGCGCTGTCCGATCAGTTCACGATGCTGGCGCAGATTATTGCGGCGAACCTCGGGCCGGCGTTGGTGAAGTTGGCGGAGTTCATCTATACGAACCTCCTGAAGGGGGGCAAGGCGCTGGCGGGAGCGAGCGCGAGCGCGGGCGCCGGCACGGCCACGATGTCGGGCTGGCAGCAGGCGAAGATGTATCCCCAGATGCTTGGCTGGGGCGCGAACGACCTTTTCCATCGGGTGTTCATGGGCCGGAGCGAGGAGGAATCCAAGAAGTACATCAAAGGCAAGATGGCCGGGGCCGGGTTCAATGTTAAGGCGGCCGAATCAGCGACGGCCGCGGCTGAGGCGCCCTGGCAGGGCAAGCTGGATGAATTCAGCGAGCTGATGAAACGGATGGCCGAGAAGGCCAAGGAGCTGAATAACCCGGCCGCCCCTGACTTCGCGGGCGCTCCATCAAAGCTGACGCGCAAGGCGCTCGAGGTGCCCGGTGATTCTCTCACGCGCGTGGGCAATTTCCTGGGCGGGAGCCAGAGCGCAATCCAACGAATGGCGGCACAGCGGACGGAGTACCTGCGGCAGATCGCGCTGAACACGGGCGGCAGGAAGCACGGTGGCGGTCCGGCGCCCACGGTGGCGGCGGGGATACTGGCTAACGCGAGCACGACGATCATTCCGCACTACTGATATGGCAGGACCGATCAATGGCATCCTGGGAGCGTTCCCTCAGCCGGGGCATTGGGGGCGCAACGAGTCGGGGAACTTCTGGGTGCAGCCATACCAGGGGGACTACAATTCGATCCAGCTTTTGGCGGTGCAGCTCGCGCAGACGCTGGGGCTGAGCTACGAGGTAAGCGAGCTGCCGGGGGGCCTGGCCAGGCTGGAGGTGCATTATCCGTGGAATAACACGCCCAACGCGGCGAGCACGGACGTTGTCATCAAGTGGGAATACCTGGCGGCGGAGTCGGAGAAGGATCTCCTGGAGGCGCAGCTCGAGGTGCCCAACGTGGTGGGGTCGCTGAACCAGGGACAGATTCAGGCGATCCGGAGCGCGCTGCAGAATCCGCCGACGGCGACGGTGAGCATTCCGGACCCGTCGAACCCGGCCAATACGATCTCGGTGGACCAGGCGGTGTCGCTGACGCTGGCTTATTTCCAGGGCATCCCGGCGGACCCGAGCGGGAACGCGGGGAACGCGGCCAATGCGCTGGCGTTGTATTTACTCATGGCCCAGGGGGTGCGGAGCCACCCAGTGCTGCAGCCGATCCTGCGGCGGACGATGATCACGAACCAGAATTACGCGGTGGCGATGTCGCTGCTGAACGTGAGGAAGATCATCAGCACCTCCAGCCTGGTGTCGCTGGAGAACGTGGACCAGGACTCCCTCTTTTATGACCCGACGAGCGGTCAGCTCCTCCTGCCCCAGGATGTGAGTTCGACGCCGTCGCTGGCGTATGGGTGGTTCAAGGGCTTCCCGCAGGTCCAGGAGATTGCGTTGCAGAAGTGGTCTATTCAGCAGGAATGGAAGTATGGGCTGTGGGCGACGCTCATTTGGGGCACTCCTCTTTAACCGCAGAGACGCGAAGAGCGCAGAGAGTTTATGAACTTGCCGAAAGATCCATCAGGGTCGGGACCGTTGGGGTTCTGGCTGAAACAGTTGAAGGAGTTTGTGCGGCGGCGGCAGGTGATTCGGATCGAGGGTTACCGACAGAAGCAGACGCCCAACGGGATCATTTACGAGAAGGAAACCTTGGGCGTAAGCGGGGGCAGCCGCGGCGGGCAGTGCCCTTACTGAGGTTGAGGGTTAGATGGGAACTGTTCCATCATACCGGGCGAAGTGCGCGGGGGGGAAGGGGTCCGTCGGGGGGAAGTGTTTTCAGCATTTGCGGCAGGCGGACACCAAAGTGCCGGCGTTTGCCAACGCTACGCGCGTCAGGGACTATTTCACGGAGCCGAACAATCCGGCGGGGCGATTTCCGTACATGCGGCCACAGGGGGGCAGCGGGGCGAGCATGTGCTGTCTGTCATGCAATCCGGGGGACGGGACGGATGTTTGCTCCGGAGATCCGACGCCGAATCTGCCCCCCTGCGGGACATGGCCATTTGATGAACGGCCCGGCGGGGCGCTGGGTTTTGCCTGCGCGGCGGCGCCGGATTTTTCCAGCGGATATAACTGTTACCATTACACGGGCAAGACGGTGGACCTGGGTGTGTGCCGGCAGCGGGGATTTAAGGCGGTGCAGGCGTGTCTGTATTGGTACGGAGACTTTGGGTTTAACTCGACGGACCGGTCGCAGGTGAAGGCGGGGAGCTTTAGTGTGACCTCCTCCGCTGATCCGGACGGGGTGCACCAGGACACGCAGCTTTCTTATTTGCGAACTTGCGAGCCGCTGGGGGTGGGCAGCGCGCCGGACCAGACGAAGTACCTTTCAGCGACCGCGGACTCGGATGGGAATCCCGGGATTCATGGGAAGTTTACGGCGAGCGTGGGCGGGGTGGTGTCGAGCTATGAGATCACGCGGAACGTGTCGGTGAACAAGTACACGGGATGCATCACGCTTGATGGCACGGACACCCTGACGGGATCGGAGCTGGATACGGGCAATGGGGTGACGATGCAGGAGCTGCTGGGGAGCTGGTTCAGCGCGCTGGCGAGTTTCAAGGGGCAGGCGGACACGCCGGAGTCCATCGTGTCGGGCACTCCTTGGGGCGGGGGCGACGGGGGCTGGGGCAGCGGGGTGAACAACTCGGGACTGTTTCCTTACGGGCCGGCTCCGTCGCTGATGCAACAGTTCGCGGACGGGATCTATGGGGTGATCGCAGGGTATGCCACCAGCTCGGTGGTGACGGGGGCGGGGAATGCGTGGTCGGTGGTGCAGAAGATCGTGGCGTCGGGGCAGCCGGATACGACGTGCACCTCCTCGATTGATTTGGACGCGGGGACGGTGAGCGTGACTTATACGGCCGGGTCGGGGGCGACTTCGGCGAACATCACGTACTCGCTGGCGATTTCGGCGACGGGGTTTGCCTACGATCTGAACATTGCTTACGGGAATGGCGACAGCATTGTGGCGTTCCTTTACGCGCACCTGGATGGGACCAATACATTTGCCGCGAGCGATGTGCAGAACCTGGCGGAGGACCTGGCCGGGCAGTGGGATCTGACCAATAACACCGTGTATCCGTTTCGGTCGGTGGTACCGGGGATCGGGCTGGTGGACGAGTTTTGCAGCGTGGCGCCGCAGGTGAGTTATCGGGCGGTGACCGCGCGGGTGGGGCCGATGACCAATTTGCCGGATTGGGATTCAACGATGCCGGCGTTTGTGGATCCGAACATTGCGCAGCTTGGGCTGGCCAACGCGGGGGACGCGCAGATTGCCGGGGCCCCGCTGGTGGCGGGGAATTTGGACGGGCACTTTGATTTCGATCACATCACGTTCATCGTGTGCGGTTCAATGGACGGGGAGGGGGATTTGAGCTGCACGACGGAGGTGCTGGGCAACGGGGCTCTGAGCGGGGCGCCGACGCAGGGAATGGCTCCGCAGGACCTGACGGACCAGGCGGTACCGAAGGCCGCGACGCGGTGGACGGGGAACCTGGAGGCGGGGAGTTATCCGCCGGGGCCGTTCGCATTGCTGACGGGGGGGCAGTTCATTTTGCAGAAATGGTGCCAGGTGCGGACGCCGCGGCCTTCGATCAATTTCGCGGGGCCGGCGGGGGCGGACCGGTTTGCGGTGGACGCGACTTCGATGGCGGCTTGCTGCGGGAATGTGCCAGCCTGGGCGGATGCGACGCCGGCGGACGGTTACTATGTGGTGCTCGATGAGGAGTTGGGGCCGCAGTACTGGAAGGTGGCGAGCGGGGCGAAAACGCTTTTGGGGAGCTGTCCTTATCCGAGCTGGTATGACGCGCGGCATGATGGGATGTACGGGCTGACGCGGTGGCCCGCGGCCTGGGCGATCGCGGGGAGAGTGGGGATCGCGTCGGCCGTGGCGAGCGGCGGGAACACAATCCTGACGCTGGCCGGGGCGGTGCCATATCTTTTCACCGGCGACCTGGTGGATGTGCAGACCGATCCGCTGGCGGCGCCGGTGGCGGCCGGGCTGGCGGTGACAGTGAACGGCGATGGGACCGTGACCGTGCCGGGGGCGCTATCGCTGGGCGGGCAGGCCTGCTACCTGGTGTCACACGGCGCTCCGCCCTGGTGGTGGTTTGATAACGCGGCCAAGGGGGAGTTTGCGCGGGTCGAGTGGACTTTTGACAACCGGAGCGTGGCGATCACCCCGACCTTGCGGCAGGCGCAACAGACGAACCTGGGGATGCCTCAGGCGGTGGCCGGCTATGTGGTTTACCAGAACTGTCTGCCCTGGGACCCGTGCAACCCGCAGGTGATGTGCTACTCGCCGAACTATGACGCGGCGGCCCCGGACTCGATTGATGATTTTGCCAATGGGCTGAGCTGGAACTTTCCGGCGCTCACGCTGGACGATGTGTGCGGGTCGCAATGGCAGGCGCAGATCGTGGAGAGCATTGATGATCCGCTTTGGCAGGCGCCGGCTGGGCCCTGCCAGTATCTGCAAAACACGCAGACCGATGCGCTGGGCTATGCATGGTCGGAGGATGACGGGAGCTGCCCGGCCGATGCGACGGGCGGCAATGGGGACTGGTATTACGCGCACCGGCCAAAAGTGGAGGCGCGGGTTTCCGTGCCGGCCCCTTGGGTGACGGGCGAGCTGGCCAGCCCGGACTTTGAAGGGCGCAGCGGGGTGAAGATTACGGCGCTGACGCAGGCGCAGCTCGCGACGGCCATGCCGACGGATGGGGTGGTGTTTTTGCCGCCGGGCGCGGTGGGGCCGACTGGTGATGGGGTGACATGCTCGGGGGAGGGGCCGTTTATGATCCAGCCGAACCTGGTGGATTCGCCGTGGGGGCTGGCGCTCATCGAGGAGGGGTGCGTTTGCGCGGCGGGACGGTTTGCGGCGGTTTACCAGGCTAACCTGGTACCATGCACGACGCCGGACAGGTACCCGTCAGCGGGGCCGATTCCGCCGGCGCAAGGGCCGCAGACGAGCGATGCGGGCGGGAGCACGAGCGACGCGCAACCGCTGACGAGTGATTGAGACTATGAGAATGATTCGACTTCTGGTGTTGGTGCTCCTGGCGGCCGGCGCGGTCCGCGGGCAGGAAGATACGAACGCGGTGATATTCATTCCGTTTGCCGGGACCAATGATCTCTCGACGGAGTGGTGGACGACGTCGGATACCAACGCGACGGGCATTGCGCCTTGGAAAGCCTGGTGGGCGGCCGATGTGAATTTTCAGAGGCTTAAGAGGCAGGTGGATGCTCTGACCAATGCGCCCTCCAGCGGCGGGGCCACGCCTACCAACGCCATGCTTAATAGCTTTCGCGCGCCGGCGTGGACGGCGAACAGCATCAGCCTGGCTGCCGGGGCTTCCAATGCGCCGGTTTGGGTGACCAACCTCGCGCAAGTGGACTACACGGTGACCCTGGGCAGCCCGCAACTCTACTTCTCATTTGATGGCACCAACTACGTGTCTGGGTCCAGGACCCTGATTACAAACGTGCCGGTGAAGGTCGTGTTTTTCTCCGGGCTGGGGATAGATACCAACTCCATGAGCCCAACGGAGATCCCGATGCCGGCGGCGGTAACCAATGTGACGTACTGGGCGCTGACGCGACCGGACCTGTTCGGCGTTACGAATGCGTTCTATGGGGAGAAGGTATTTGTGAGCGAGCCGGCGAGCCCTTCAGAAGCAGCGTCGAAGAACTATGTGGACAGCTCGTTTGCGGGCACGTCTTGGTGGTCCGCAAAGAACGACGTCCAACTGAACAGTTACACGCTGAACTTCAGCGTGGCCTGGTCTGAGTTTGTTTCCGGCAACCAGGGGACGGCGCTCCACATGGATTTTCTAGGGCAAGACGCATTCACGATTTCCTATACGGCCTACACGCAGCCGACCAACCTGGTGACCGCCAGCATTGACGGCACGGGCACCAACGTCCTGGTCTCTCTGCCCACAAACGGCGTGTCGTCGAGCGCGCGGCTGCTGTTGTCGCACTATCTGACGCCCCTGAATTGGCAGCTTTGCAGCAGCCCTCCGGTCCTCTCGGGTGGCGCCTGGGTATTCACGATCCCGTTTCCCTGGCCGGATAGCGGGTTCATGATTTCCTCGATCCCCTCGCCAAATCCGGGGGTAATGACGTTGAGCACGCTTTTGCAGATGACCCCGAGGACCATCACCAATTCAACGGATACCACGTGGGGCTATGGGGCGGGGCTGGTAGTTGCCGACACCAACTACGTCAACTTTTCGGTTGGCACCAATCGGTGGAAGAGAGCGGCGCTTACCTCCTGGTAATATAACGATGATCATCCAGCCGATGGCACCGCGGCGCGCGCCGAGAAGGGTCGCGGCGGGGGGCGGCTCGAGCTGCGGGGACCTGGCAGGGGCCGAGCTGCAGGACTCGCGCTGGGCTATCTGCCGCGGGTGTGAAAAGTGGGAGCCGGTCTATGAGAGCTGCACGCCCTTCGGAGGGTGCATCCGGAAGCACCGCGCGGCGATTGGGGCGCGGGAAGGGAAGTGTCCGGAGGGCAAATGGTGAGAGTTGACTGCCGCGAGCTAGGCATGAACGAGCTAACCAAAGAGGCACTCCAGGAGCGTTCCCTGCTGGTCCGAGCATGGGAGGCGGCTTGCAAGATCGAGCACCCATCGCCGGATGAAGCGAATTTCAGAATCGCGATCGCCAAGAAGCTCGGGACGTGTTTCAACCTCCGGGAGATGCGCGCGGTCGCCATCAGCGGACCGGTGCCGCCATCCGCCGGCAGGAAGTAG